CACCCTCCCTCTTCGACGTACTCGTATAGGGTCGCCAGGTTTATGCGAGTCTCGTCCGTTCCGACGAACTGACGAAGGGCTTTCAACTCTTCGGGGTTTGGCTTCAAGTCTGACATGAGTCCTCCTGATTTGATCATCAGATTACCTCGTCTACCATGCCGCTTCGATTTTCGCAATAAATGCCCGTGCAGAACCGGCTGCGCTCGTTGCGCGCATCCGCATCCCCTGTACGATACAGCGGCTCGAGCCCCAGGAACTCGCGCAAGGCGTTGCGGAACACGGCAAGCTCGCGGGTCTCTTGGCGATTGACGCGCAGGCTCATCACGGCTCCCGGCGGAGCTTGATAGCCCAGCCGAGCTCCCTCAGTCGCACCACGGCGGTAAACGCGTCCGCGAATGTCTTGCGCACGATCCAGACGCGGGAGAAGCCTTTGCTCGCTTCGATGTGGAAGTTCATACCCTCATGATATAGCGCCCTGCGAATAACGCAAGCCCGCCCGGGCGATTTGCAGACATGCGTTCAGTGCTGTAAAATAAGATGCCCCATGCGATTCCCTTGGACCAAGCGCACCCTTGCCCTGCCCGCTGCGCAAGTGCCCGAAACTATTAGGAAAGACAACAATTGGGATGGGCTCATCGGCACCCCGGGGATAGGCGGTTTTGGCTCCGGTGGGGGGTGGCTCAACCCGGTGACGGGCCTGGGAACGTTCAGCCGGGACAAGGTGCTTCAGGCGGGGTATTGGCAGCCGATACGAATCCCAGACCCCGAGCTTGCCGCATTGTTCAACGGCAACGATTTGGCGCGCCGCATCGTGAGCAAGAAGCCTGAGGAGATGTTCAGGCGAGGCTACCAATTAGCCCTCAACACCGAGGACGATGGCGATCAGAACGAGGCCGCGCAAACCGCGAGCGAACTCGAGGACTACGCCGCAAATCTGCGCCTGAATACGCTCGTCAAGCAGGGGCTGATCTTCGGGCGCTTGTTCGGGGGCGCCCTGCTCATCGTGGGCGCGGACGACGGTGCCGACGTCGCCACGCCCCTGCGCGAGGATTCGATACGCTCCGTCCGCTACCTCAACCTCGTTGACCGGCGCTTTCTGTACGCCCGCGATTACTACAGCGATCCATTCAGCCCGAACTTTGGCGAGGTCGAGACCTACCAGGTGACCAACGCCTTTGGCGATCAGCAAAATACGATCGTACACGAAAGCCGTGTGATTCGATTCGACGGTGCGGAGGTGGACATCTTGATGCGCCGGCAGTTGGCAGGCTGGACGCTCAGTGTCTTGCAGGCGCCCTACGATACGATGCGCCAGTTCGATCAGTCGTTTCAGGCGGTCTCGAACCTCATGGTGGACATGTCCCAGGCGGTCATGAAGATCCAAGGGCTGGTCGATATGATTACCTCGGGGCATGTGACCGAGCTTCAGAACCGCATGAAAATGACGGACATGACCCGCTCATCGGGGCGCATGGTCCTACTCGACGCGGAAAACGAAGACTTCGAGCGCAAAGCCACGCCGATGACGGGCATCCCCGAAACTTTGGATCGCATGATGATGCGCATGGCGGCTGCGAGCGAAGGCATGCCCGTAACGATCCTGTTCGGTCGTTCCGCCGCCGGGCTCAACGCCACGGGCGATAATGATATGCGTGGCTGGTACGACGTCATCGCGAGCGATCAAGAGACGGTGCTCGAACCCAAGCTGCGCCGCCTGTACGACCTTATCTGCCTTGCGGACGATTCGCCCACGGGCGGCGTCGCCCCTGACAACGGGCTGGAGTTCAATTGGCACAAGCTGCAAGCGCCGACGGAACTCGAGCTAGCCCAGCTGCACCAAGCGCAAGCCACGGCGGATAACCTGTACATCCAGAACGGCACCTTGCTTCCCGAGGAGGTCGCCCTCAGCCGGTTCCGTGACGCCGAGTTCTGCCTCGAGACGACGATCGACGTGGAAACCCGCGAGAAAGCGCTCGCAGCCGAGACCGACTACATGGTGCAGGAGAAAGAGGGGCGCGCGGAGGCGGGGCCGCCAGATCCGCTTGCGCCGAACGGGGAGCCCTCGAATACGCAAGTGCCCGCTGTGGGCGTCCCGCACAAGACGAATACCTCGCAGCGCCAGGGTGGCAGCGGGCGCAGCGGGGGTTAGCCTTTTTACCACACCGAGGCATATAGCCAAGGCAAAAACGCCCGCGGCGGGGGTGGCGCGTGTGTTTTCGCGGAGTTACAAGATGGCCGCTGTTTTGCTATATCCCCCGTCGCGCACCATCGCGCAGACCGGAGACAGACCATGAACACGACACACCATCAGGCCCATCAGCCCCGCCACGCCGAAATCACCCTCACACTTTTTGCGCTACAGGCGGAGCTGGACGCGGCGCGCGATCGCTTGATCGCGGCTATCGAGAGTGCCGAAAAAACGCCCGTCCCCCGCCCCCGGCGTATCGCGGATCTCATCAAGGCGGCGCTGCAGCACGCCCCGCCCGAGGGCATGACTCTGGATGAGACGATCAATGCGATTCGGACCGAGAACCCCGGCGTCAACATTCTGAGCATCGCGACGCAAATCTATAAGCAGGCGGCGGATGATATCTTGCGGACCGACGACGGGCGCGGCATGGCGCGACGCTATTCGTTACGGTAAAATACGCCCGATGCTGACACGCGCGCAACGCCAGGCACGACATGCGGCGTTGCGCGTGCCGAAGCACGTAGAAGAGCGATACGTCGGCGCCCTCAAGCGAGCCATTCGAGGCGCCCTGCCCACGCGCAAGGATGCGAAAGACCCTATCGCCAAGAGCGTCGGCGCATCGTTCGATATGATGGCGCGAGGTGTCGCGCGCGTGCATCGTGGGTATCAGGGCGTCGATGTCGCGGCGATACGCGAAAAAAACGTGCAGTTGATCTCGGATGCCACTGACGAGTTTCGCGCTCAGATTTCCGATATACTGAGCGAGAACGAGGACGCCCACCCGGACGAGATTGCCGATATGATCTCGGAGCGGCTGGGCGTCGCCGATTCGCGCGCGGAGCTCATCGCCCGGGACCAAACACTCAAGTTGAACGGCGCGATCAATCAGGCGAAGCAAACGAAAGCCGGGGGGACGGAGTACATTTGGAGCACGTCGAAAGATGAGCGCGTGCGCCCGATGCATGCGGACCTCGACGGGGAAACGTTCTCGTGGGACGATCCGCCAGAGACCGACGAGGACGGCAACACGAACGCCCCCGGCGAGGACTTCCAATGTCGATGCATCGCCCTGTTCGTCGAGCCTAGCGATGAGGACGAGGAAGATACGTAACCTGGACCTCCGGGGCACGCCAGACTTCGCCCCGCGCCGCATAGGACCCGCCGTATTCGCGCACGAGGACCCCCGCGCGCAAACCTCTGACTACGGCGTCCAGTAGCGCCCCCTCGAATTCGCCCCGCGCGAGCTCAATAGCTAGGAGGGTAGGCATAGCGTCGGGGGTCCTCACGCGAATATTTTACCGTGCGCGTCACGGTCGTATCATCCCGGCGGGTAAAGCCGTGCGTCGGGCAACCGGAGTCGCCGAGGTAATGGCAGCCGCACCCCGGACCCGTGCAGAAGGAGATGAGGTAGGTGGGCGAGTCGGGTTGGTAGGGGGCGCTCCCCCCGCCCGCTTGCATCGTCGGAAATCCGTACGGTAGCCCTACCATTTCGGATGAGCGAGCGCCCACTTGCCTAGCCCGATAGCGTCTATGGCGTCCGGACCCCAGCTTTTCTCGAATACCTTTTCCCAGGGCGTGAGTGCCGCTAGGATGCGTTTTGCCATGAGGGCCTTGGGTAGGGTGCCCTTCCACTCGCGCGGCGTTACAAGCCGTACCCGGACGTCGCAATAGCGCTCTTCAAATCGCCCGACAATGCGAGCCAGGGTGAGTATATCGTTCGGGCGCTTCGTGGTGGGGTATATGCGAGGGTTTTCGATCACGACCTCGGCGACCTCAAAACCGGCGCTGCGGAGCACACACCAAAACTCGGCCGTTCCCGCACTGTTGAGAAC